TTTTTCTTCGAGTACTATGCTCGGACCTGGCCCAAATACGTTTTTTTCGGTACCGTCAAGATAGTTAAGCAATTCTAAAACTTGCAACGGTGCACCTAATAGGCCATATTTGCTACTCCAAGTTATGAGCCCATTTTTTATACGTGCCTCAAAGTCCAATTAGTACCCCTAAAATAAATCGTCTAAAGTCGTCGTCTACGGTTTGACCTAACGTTGAGTCTCCAAAATAGTTATTGCCGCCTAGTAACGCTTCGATACCAGTTGTGAAAACCTCGTAGCCGTCAGTGTCTTTTAGTCCATACGACCTACCTGTATAGGCGTCTGTCCACTTGTCACGGTTGCCGAATTCCGTGCGACTCTGTGGGTCGACAATGCCAGTAATTTTATAGTTGTCGCTTGCCGCCCGTCTTTGCCAATAGGCAGACTCCATACGTTTTAGACCAGGCACTGACTGTTCCATAGCGTGCCCTACCTCGTGCACAGCAACGGGGAAGAATTCTTCGACACTATCTAGCCTATTTTTACCAACACTCAAGCTAATCCTGGCAGACCCGTCTCGGAAATCTCTAAACTCACCGCGCGATATAATATTAGTCTTAATACCGCCTGGGAATCGTGACTTAGCGGCCTCTGCCCAGTCCTTAGGATATTTGCTAAACGCATTTTCTACTATTTTTACAACTTCGTCAGGACCTGTAAGAACCGGAGTAGTTGTACTAGTGCCTCTAATTTCGTCGATTAGCTTAGTTGCCTCTTCGACCATAATCGTATCGAATGCTTTAGACCCTGGCGCTATCACCTCGTCTAATTGTCTTCGTAAATTAGATGATTCTAGTTTTAACTCGGTAATATCGAACTGTATTCTATCTAGTAAAGGTTTTTGTTTGTCTAAACGTTTAGCTAATGCCGCTTTGTTTTCTGGACTAGCTTTGAATTTGTCTACAGCGTCGAGTATTTTAGAGCGCTCGTTTTTACCTAGTATTTTTTCAGCGCTTTTTTCAAAGTCAGCTAAAATCTCTGCTTGTATTTTACTTTTTACAGCGGTTTTTTCGGCGTTTTTCTTGTTTATCAGTTCATCTAGAGCCGCTAGTCGAGCATTTACAGCTTTTACGTCTATATCCGGCTTGTTTACCTTATCTAAACGACTTTTTATACGTATAGACAGCTCGTCGTCTACATCTTTACCAAGCGCTAAAACGTCGTCTAGGTATTTATTTGCAACAGGGTCAGTTGCTCCAAAACTTACGTTTTTTCTATTTGTTTTAATCGTAAAATCTTCCCCAGACCGGCTAGCCTTTAAAGCACGTGCAAATTGAGCGTTGTTTATGTCCTCGACCATCTGAGTACCGTCAATGCGGTAAGCCTTTTTACGTATTTCTCTAATACGGTCAGTCACAGGTGGTAATGGTTTCGGTTTTGGCATTTTCTTACCAACCAGGTCTAAATCGTTAGGACCCGTAAACTTTTGACCCTTGACCGTGAGCATAGGACCCATTTCACCATGGTCGTGTATCGTAATCTTGCGATAATCAGGGTTACGACCACCTACGTCTATACCAAAACGTTGGCCAACAGCCTCGTGCGACTTATCTAGTAACTGTTGGTCAATAACCTGCCCTGGGTCACTATCGCCATAAATGGGCATTTCGCCACAATCACAAGCTGGGTGTATAGGCAACAAATCGCCCTTATTGTAACGTTGCGTTGACGCCACATAACATAAAGCACAGTTCTCGTTACCGCTAAGAGTGCGTAAAAACCCTACAATGTTGTCATTGGCTCTACGAGCGAACAAAGACGCCTGCCGTCGACTTAGCTGTATCTCAGTTCGAGCAAAAGAGTCAGCCGTTCTAGAGCCTAAGCTGAGCGCGTCGGTAAAACTGTCACCTTTAGCAAGAGCCATACGCATTTGTACAAAAGGTCTACTATAAACGTCTCTAGCATTTACACCGTTACGTAAAGCCGACGTCGACAAATCTAAATCATCTAACGAGGGTCTAGTAAAACTCTTATTGCTTAGCTGTGCAAATTTCTCGTGATACGCGATAGCACTAGTAGACGCGTTTCTTTTTATGCCAGACAACGGTGGGGATATTTGCTCAATGTATAAAAAAATATCTTCATCTCGCCATTGCCCTAGGTTGCGAAAACTACTACTAGCTATCTCCCCAGCGTCTTGTACATAACTAGCGCTTAGCTGTTGATAACCAGCGGTTATATCCTCAAGCTGTGTCACCAGTGTTACCCTGCAAAGACTGAGCTAAAATAGCGTCGCCAGCTCTCTCAACTTCCATCTCTGCTATTTCTGCCGGCGAAAACTGACCAATAAGTTGCATACGAGAGTTAAACGGTATGTCTTGGAACTTAGAATTAGCATCAGCACGCTCAGCTAGAGAGTAACGCTCCGCTGGCTTCCATAAAGGCTCTAGGTCTAGTAAGGTTGCCCTAACATCGTCGCCTATGTACTTGAAAATCAGCGACATTACCTTAGACCAACCAGGCGTAACACGTGCTATGCGGTCCTCAGTTTTGAAAACTAGGCCCTCACGGGCAAGCGCGGCACCTTCAGCGCTACCATTAGCGCCCTCAGGTGTCAGATAGTGCATAGGCGTCCTAGTAACTGCCGCAAAGTCTTGAATATCTGCGCGAACCGCTGACAAAATACCGTTTATGTCAGCTTGACCAAGCTCATCTACCTCTGCGCCCTCTGGAACAACCCACAACGAACCGGCAGACGACTCAAAAATGCCGCTGTAGTCAATTTCGTTACCGTCAGCGTCGTGTGTTGGGAAATCGCCCTTTAAAACTCGTTGTCTAAACGCCTGAGTAGTCGCAATCACCATACGCTGTAAAATCATATGGTTAATTCTGTCAATAATGTCCGTATAAGGCTCATACTCGCCTTTTTGGTCTGCGTTTGTAAACTTAACTACTGGTACCTCGCCTAAAGGATTAGGTAAAACACCGTCCTCTAGCAAATCCCAGTTATCACTATCGTAAATGTTCTGGTCGTGAGGCTTACAAAAAATCTCAACACTGTCAGCGTAGTAGAAATAGGCGTAATGCTTGCCGTACTCCGAGAAAACCTTAACAGCCTCTACGCACACACGCGGGTCTGTAGGGCTTGTAGCGGCGTAAACCTGCCTAGGGTCCTCAACAGTCACTATAGGGTATTCTGAGCCGTCAGGATAGCCCACAATGGCGTACGCGCACCCAAATTTGAGTAGACTAGTGTGCAAATCGGCAGAGCCAACGTCTAAATTGTTAGCCTTCCATAAACGGCGCGCCTCTAGGTCTCCATTTTCGTCGTCATCGGCACCAGTGCGAAATCCACCAATCATCATGCGCTCACGAACTGCGGCGACGGATAGTTGTGCCATATTTAGGCGAGCTTTACGTTGAAAACGTCGGTAAGCACGTGACTGACCCTCTGCGCCCTCAGGTAGTGGCGCGTCGCCATCATAATAACGCTCTAGAATATTGTATTTACCCTGTAACTTAGCTAATTGCTTTAGTAAAGCTTGCTGGGCCTTGCTCATTTGCGTAGCCATAAAAACCCCTAACGAATGCGGCGCGGTACGAATGTTTGTTTAGTGGCTTCACCTTTGGATAGCGCCTGTAGCCTCGCCTGGTAAGCCAATATAGCGGCAATCGCCGCGTCAATTTTGTTTTTACTATCTGGGTTTTCTTTAGCAATAGAAACACCAGAGCGACCCACGCGACGCCTAGCGTTAAGTATGTGCCTAGTTAACGCTAAATCGCCAGAGTGGATTAATTCTTTATCTAATACAGCGTTAGCAAATTGCTCTACAGCTCGTACAACAAGATACGACCTGTTGCCTGTTAACCACCACTCGATTGGGTGGGCTTGTGAAGACTTAACCTTAAGGCTTGAGCCGAAATCAGACTCCCACTGGGCACAGTAAGACTCCCACTTAGCTGGGTCTGCGAACATACCGACAACTTTGTACATTTCGAACGCTTTACGCACCTCGTAATCTACGTCAGCTACAGGTACAGACCAGTCCTCGCCTGCCGGTCCGTCAGGTTGCTCCCATACCTTTATTTCGAAAATATAACCATCTGACACTCGACAACCGATTAACGCTGTTGCGTCAGTTACACCCTTAGACCGTTTGCGCGAGCCGTCGAAACCTAATGTAATCTGCTCGCCTCTTATGACATCTTGTGGTTTTAAACAAGCATTCCACTCAGGTGCCGAAATATAAGCGTCTTTACTAGACGTAGGCTGGTTAAAGTAATAACGTCGAGAGTCCTGTGGGTCGTTACGTGGGTCGTAAATCTCTGACACTATACGGTCAATGTCCATAGAGGCGGCGAACGGACCGTAAGCCTCTTTGAGGCCCTCGATAACTTGTGACTCGTCCGTTAAATCTATGTCAGCGTCTGCCTCACGATGGTCAAATAGTAACCTTTGTCGTTTAGTCTTACCTTCACGTATAGCTTTAGCCAACTCGTGCGTCTCTTCAGCTACTGACTTTTCGCCTGGTAGATACATAGTCGACGTTTCTAACGACCAAGGCTCAGCTATCTTACGTTTAGCTAAATTACGTCTAACAGTCTGATACATACGCTTAAGCTCCGGTCGATTATATAAATGCGTCTCGTCGAAAACAACGTAGGTCTCACGACCACCGTCTTTAGAGCTGTTACTAGCTGTTGACGGTATTATTTCGCCGCCGCCAGGTAAAAAAATACGTGTAAGACCTGCCGTCTCTCGTGGTAAACCCTCAGATAGCGGCCCGTCGGTCAAATTGTAATACACGTTGTCATATGTGTTACCGGCTTGGCCTTCTTCAGTTGCTAAACATCTAATGACTGGCGCGGTCACCGGCAGACCGACAGGCTCACCCTTAGAGTATTGATATTTAGACCCATTACGCTCGTAAACGTCAGTGCCGTCAGATATGTGCGAAAACCTAGACGGACCCATAGCCTCGAAAAGTACAATAAAACCAGCCAGCTCTGACTTTGCTCTACCTTTCGCACGAGACAAAAATGCGCTGTCATATAAACGACGACCTTGTTGGTCTAACGCGTAACAGTCAACAATAAACGCTGTCCATTCGTCGTCTAGCGCAACAGTTTGGCCTTGAACATCTCCAGGACCGTGTACACAAAAGGTTTCTATCCACCAAACTGCGACCCAGCCTAAACTAAGCGCTCTGTCGTGCGCGTCAGACCGTATTTGTTCACGCATTTAGTAAACGCTCACGCCTGTCGTCTATCTGGTTTACAACAGCCAGCTCTACAGACTCAACGTCAACGTCGACATACCGTATACGTAAATCCCTGCGAGAGTCTACGGTTGTGCCTAATGACTTTTCTCGCATACGCAACTCAGCCATAGCACTAATGACACCATAAGACGCTTGCGCGTGTACCATAGCGGTGTCAATCGCATAAGCCCAGTCCGATTCTTGCCACAGAACACAGTGCGGCATTACGCACAGAGCACGCCACCATTTACGTGTCGCCTCTGGTATTGGCACCTCTGTCACCTCGCCAGACTTTTCTATAACCTGTCTAGTCTCAGGTAGGTCAGGCGACCAACCTGTGTACGGTG